TTACTGTAATGTATGAGGAAAGTGATATAGCATCAGATGCTTTAGATTTAAATGATATATTTGAAACTAAGCTAAGAGACTTATATGCTGATGAATATAAGAAAAAAAATCTTCAAGAAGGTATAAATGATCCAGGCAAATTAAAAGCTATCTTCTTAGCTGGCGGTCCTGGTTCAGGTAAAGATTTCGTAATGAATTCCGTTCTTCGCGGTGAAGGTCTAAGAGAAGTCAATTCGGATGTTGCTTTTGAATATCTAATGCAAAAGAATGGTCTTGATCTTGAAATGCCAGATGAAGAAAGAGTTGAGCGTGATATCGTGCGCGGTCGCGCGAAGAACATTACCAAAGAACAAGAAAGACTAGCTCTTTCAGGCCGTCTAGGGCTTATCATTAATGGCACCGCAGACGATTTAGAAAAGATTAAAACAGTTAAGAGAAATCTCGAGGCTGATGGTTACGAAACTATGATGGTATTCGTAAACACATCAAACGATGTATCGCGTGAGCGTAATGTTGAACGCGGCAAACTAGGTAAGCGTAAAGTTCCAGATGGCACTGATAAGCAAGGTATGCCAGACAACTCTTCCGATATTCGTCAAGAGAAGTGGGATCTAGCACAAAAGAATATTGGTGAGTTACAAAAGATTTTTGGTAATGAAAAGTTTGCGGTTGTAGATAATACTGCCGATGTTCGTAAAGTATCTCCTGAAGAAAAAGAAAAGATTCAAACAAACTTCAATCGTGTTCGTCGCATGGCACAACAGTTTGTTCGCGCCGATAATCAAAATCCAGCAGCAAAAGCATGGATTGAAAAAGAAGCGCAGAAGCGCGGCATCACATATCAAGAACCAAGAGCAAATAAAACTCTCACACAGGTTCGTCAAGAAATTCCAAACGTTGTCCATAAACCAGATAATGAGTTGATGGCACAAGCAAGAAAGCTTGGACTATCATACTATGGATTTGGTAGATTTGGTCGCAAAGTAGGAAACGAAAACAAGGTATTATTCCACAGCAAAGGTGGTAAACTAGTAAGGGTTCAAAACATGAACGAAGAAAAGAAAAAAGGTATTGATGGTAAAGCCTGCTGGAAAGGTTATCGTTATGCTGGCACTAAGAACAATAAAGATAAATGTGTACCAGTAAGTGAAATGGATAAGACATTTGAAAAGTACATGGAAAAACCATCGAATAGAGAGATTGGTACGGATTCTTTAGCTCAAATTTATAAGTCTATGACTCCTGGTCAAAACTGTGTATCAGAAAATAAGAAAATTAAAGCTGTTAGAAAGAAGTTAGCTCAAGAAGACAATAACATTCCACGCGGTGGATTACCAATTGGTAATGGTTTAGGACAAGAAGTTAATGTTTCTAAAGCGCCAGGTTTCTATATGGGCTTTGCTAACGTGGGTAACTCTGTATATGAAGCAACACAGTCTATTCAAGAATGGGCATTAAATCCAAAAACACAACAGAAGTTTGCCGATAAGTATGGCAATCTTGCTGAAGAAAAACTTATTGAGGCTGCATTAAAGCTTGAAGCATGTGGTTGTGGCAATATGCCATCTGAATCAAAGAAATCTTTGAAAAAGATCAAAGAAATGGCATTTGCTGCCGCTTCATCTGGTAAAGATCCTACAGAAAAAGAAGGCGAAAAACCAGGCAGTGTTCCTGTTCAGGCTGAAGAAGTAATGTCTAAAGCACAAATTAAAAAGAGAAATGAAATTGCTGACGCTATAAAAAGAGAAAATCCTGAATATTCTGACAAAAAGAAGTTTAGTATTGCTACAGCACAGGCTATGAAAGAAAAACAGATAGAAGAAAATGTAGACAAAGCCAAAATGAAATGTAACGCGCCTCGTGCTGACAGTCATAATGGTAAATCACACGTAGTCAAAGCTTGTTTTGATGGTAAAGAAAAAGTTATTCGTTTTGGTCAAGCTGGTGTACAAGGTTCACCAGATGGAACAGATCGTAATAAAAGATTTAAAACTCGCCATGCAAAGAACATTGCTAAAGGTCCAAAGTCCGCAGCATATTGGGCCAACAAAGTAAAGTGGTAATTTTCATAAATACAATTAAACCTAAAAGGAATTAAAAAAAATGCTTAACAATAAAGATCCATTAATCGCAGCAGTTCAAAAAGTTATGCAAGATAGCTACGCTGAACGTAATGCTGTAAAAGTTGTAAACGAAAAGTTTGGTGTGGTAGACCGTAGAGTTCTTCCACATGAGCGTCAAGGTGAATGGGATGCTGCTTATAAGGCTGTATTAACAGAAGGTGTAAAAGCACTTGATGAAAAACTTTCTCCTGCTCAAAAGCATCACATGGATGTTGACGATGACAACGATATTGATTCTAAAGATTTGGAAATGAAGCGCATGGGAATGAAAGAAGCTAATATTGACACAGTTGGTAAAGGCGAAAATGAAGGCGGTTCTGCTGTAACAACAGTTAAGCCAAAAGCAACTTCCGTCAACAGTCAAGATCAAAGAAAATTAAAGGATCTAATTGTCAAGAAAGCTATGACCATTAAAGAAGCCAAAAAGGCAGCTACATTGGAATCAATTCAGGAAGAAATTTCAAACAATCTGGCCGAACAAGCTGCCAGCATCTACGAAAGTGAAGGACAGGAAGGTCTGGATATTTTCCTAGAGTCGCTATCAGAAGAGCAGATGGAACTTCTTCAAATAAATGAACGCGCACCCGGTGGGTTTGTTCAAGCAATGCAAAAGACAGCACAAGCTAAAGAAACTACTGCCAAGCTGAATGCTCCTGGAGCAAAAGGTCCAAATGCGGCTGCTGGATATTCTCCTGCTCGACCACAAGTTGCTGCTAAAGCCACAGGAACAAGCAAAGCTATTCAGAATTTGAATACACATTCAGCTTCAAATCCGCAGCCTGCTAAGAAGGCTACAGTTAAACCAAAGCCAAAGCCAGCTGCACCAGCTCCAAAAGCTGCCGCACCTAAAGCTGCTTCTGCTCCAGCTCCAAAAGTTACAGCAAAGCCAAAAAGACCACTATCTAGAACTGAAAGAGATGACGGCGGCAGAAGATAAGATAATGGCAAAAAGTCTTATAGAAACATATAAAACTTTAAAAGAGGCTGGCGGCGCGTCTGGAGGATTTGTTCAGGCAATGCAAAAGAAAGCCGCAGGATCAGGTGCAGCTCAGGCTGCACCTGTTAAACCAGCAGCCTCTGCGCCAACTCAAACTTCTGGTCCAAATAGACCACCTCCTGGCGGTTTTATATCTCCTCAAGCTGCGATGAAAGCTGGTCAAAATTTTAATGTAGGATCAACGGGCGGTGTAGTATCTAGACCTGCTGCACCAGGTAAAACTCCAACGCTTGATAGAACTATACCAAAGAGTCCTGTCTATCCTAATAAAGGTATGGCAGGATCTCCTATTGATCAAACCCAAGGTGCTCGTCCAGAAGTAGGTCGCGATTATCGTCTCAATAAAATGAGACAGAATCCACCTGCTTTAGATACTAAAAGAGATTCTGCTTTAGATCAACCTACAACTCAATCTCCAATGGCAAGAGCGACGAATCCAAACATTGGTGGTGCTGCCGGCGGTAATTACAAAGCCGCTCAGACACCTTCTGTTACAGCTACTGGAAATCCAAACGCTGCTGGCGGTACTGTACCTGTTAAACCAGGAACACCACCAAAGCCTACGCCTAAACCTGCAACAACAGCTTCACAAACACAGACAAAAAAACCAGGTGTTGTTCAAAAGCCAAATGTTATTGTTAAACCTGCTGGAAAATCTCAGAGTGCTGGAACACAGAATAACATGACTCCCGCACAAAGAGCGCAACAGAATAGACAGGTTGAAAGAGGCAATTCAAACAAAAAGCTTATCGGTCTTGGAGTTAAAACAGGAAAAGTTACAAGAAATGCCGCAAATTCTAAGCGACCAATTGGATCATCTCAACTAAAAGAAGGTGTAATGAATAACAAACAACTTGCCGAAATAGTAAAGCAGATCAGAGAGAAAAAACTTTTGGAAATAATTGGTAAACCAGGACCTTTTGATCCTGTTCATCCTGAAGGCAAACAGGATTCTGGTAGTCCTAATCAATATGCTCATCGTAAAAAATCTGTAGCGGAAGCTCACGGACCTTTAGTCAAAGGTGGTCAACAAGGTAAAGGATATCTTGGTGGCAAAGCACTAGTAAAGAGAAGTGAAGGTCAGAAAATGCGAGGCAATCAAAATGTTTATGGACGTAACACTATCACTATGGGTGAACAAGATGAAGAAGATTTAGGACCAACTGAAACAGGTCAAACAGGCAAGAAAACCGAAAAAGTTACAGTAAATCCAAAAGATACTACTTTTTCCGCTAGAAATTCAACAAATATCAAAGAAATCAAGGAGAAGTAAAATGCCACTATGGGGTAAATCAGATAATGCTACAGGTAATAATAAGCCAAAGTATGCTAACGTAGCAAGTACAATGGGCGTATCTGTAACAGAAAAATCAAACACACAGGCTATTGCTGCTGGTAATATTCCGCCACACTCTGGTTGGGTAAAGCAGACACTAGGTACTGGTGGTGTAGCAACAATTACCATCTCAGGTGGTGGTACAGGCATCAACGCAGCAGGATTCTTAACAATCTCTGGTGGTGGTGGAGCAAATGCTAACGCATCATACACAACAGCAAATTCGCAGAATACACTACAGTCATACTCAACAAATCCTGCTTGGAATGTAGTAGCTTCTGTTGTTCTTAACAACCCAGGCACAGGATATACATCTACACCAACAGTAACATATGTTGGCGCAAATATATCTCGTCCAACATTTACCGCTACAATGAGCGGTCGTACTGGTCGTAAGTTCTATGAGACTCTTGTTGCTACTGGAACAATTACTGACGACGATACTGCTGACAATACATACTTCCCTGGAACTTAATAGATGAAGAAATTTAAAGAATTTCTCAGTGAAGAGATGATGCCCTTTGCTCAAACCGAGAAGGGCTTTGTAGGCGTAGATAATGGACCTGTTAGAGATAACATTAACATTCATCTAGCGTCCGTAACTGCTAGACCACATGCGACTCCATACCACGCTTTGGAAATGGTTCGCAAGGTTTTAGCACCATTCAGTATATTTCCACCTCAGACAAATTTCTTAGATGGGGATTCGGGTCATGAAGTTTTTCCAATCAGTCAGTTTGGAAACAAGATGGGTATGACAAATGATGGAACAGTAGTTGTAAAGAACTATGATCCATATTACGTATACTTTGAGTATCAAATGAATGATAGAGGTTCATTTGATATCTTCTGTGAGATCGTGGAAGAGAGTGAACTCCAAGAAATTTTAGATGATATGGAATCTGAAATGGAAGATGGAGAAACATCAGACGGCGATGAGGCCGATGCCGAAGATTCATTTGATTCATACAAGGCTGGCAATGATCTAAAAGAAGACAAAGATCCTTGCTGGGATAACTATGAGATGATTGGTATGAAGAAGAAGGGCGGCCGTAAAGTTCCTAATTGTGTGCCAAAAAATGAAAGTATTGATGTGGCTAAACTAGTTAAAAAGGCAATGGCAAAAAAGAATAAATGATTGAAAACTTAAATGATGATAACTTTATCATTTATGCAATGAAAGCCTACGATAGACCAAATTGTATAATGAGTGAATTTGAGGAAGACTTAAGTAGAATTAAGTATGTAAAGAGACTTATCAAAAGATACAAGACTACGGGTGAGCTAAAGGAAAGATTGATACTCAACCACATTATCGTTCTATCAAATGTGTTTGGAATTGAACCCTCTGCTAGAATGTTGTTCTTTAAGATTGATAAGGAAGACTACGATATACTGAAAACTTTTCTACTGTTTTTGAACTTTATGCCACGACATATCAATGGTATTAGTGGTAATCATTATAATTCAGCAGATATTGGAGTAGATGTATTCGTCGGTAGCAGACTTAATAAACTATAGAGTTATTCATATGATGGCTGACATAGCCTTTATACCACGTTGTCAATAGAAAGTCAAGAGAAAAATGAAGTTGAATGAAATGGATGTAAGCGCAATCGCAGGAACAGGTGATAGTAGATTGTCTCCAGATCAAAGAGAGCCCGGTCTAACTAAACCAACGCGACCGCCCGCTCGTCGTGGAAAGATGTTTGGGCGAGAAACATTTATCGTTTCTTCTTCCACTTTCAATTCAATAAAACACCAAAAGAAAAAGGGTATGCATTGGAAAAGATATCTTGAAGAAGATGATGCTTATTATGACCTAAGAGAGTATGCCCGAAAGAAAAGAAAAGGTCCAATAATTGTAGAGGACGAAAGAACAGGCGCCTGTATGTATGTGCGCTATGGAGATATATGAAATGACAAAATGGCCATTACAACGCGAATGTGATTCCTTCTATGGTAATCCACGCGGCAAGAATGTAACACAACCATCAGCGAAGTGGGAATCGGAATATCTGGTATTTTTTAAACCACCATTCCGTATTACATATGCTGGCAAACATGTAGCACAATTCAAAGTGAACAAGAATTGTCTGGTTGGATTCCAAGAAGCATTCAACAACTTGCTCAAGGCCGCAGGCGGTAAGCAAAAGACTTTAGACCACTGGGGCGTATCTACCTTTGCTGGTTGTTATAACTATCGCTTGATGCGTGGCGGTAACAGTCTATCGATGCACTCATGGGGTTGTGCTATCGACCTCGATCCGGCTAACAATTCACTCTCAGATAATACTCCACGTTTTGCTCAGTTTCCAGAAGTTCTGGATGCTTGGGCTAAAACAGGTGCAGTTTGGGGTGGTGATTGGAACGGCAACAAGAATACACTAGACGAGCGCCGCTGTGACGGTATGCACTGGCAGTTTGCTAGATTGAGATGACAGAATCTCCTTGGCTGAAGACATATTGGAGACCGGCAATTGCATGGCAGTATTTAATTGTATGCGTTTGCGACTTCATTATATTTCCTTCAGTCTATATGTATATTGTTAGAGAGCCGTGGGATCCTATTACACTAAAAGAAGGTGGATTCTATCATCTGGCCATGGCAGCAATTATAGGTGTTGCCGCATGGACAAGAGGTCAAGAAAAGATTGTACAGTTGATGGATGGCAGTGAAGAAGTGCAGAAGACAACTACAACCATGACGCCTACACAGACTAAACGAGGTAAATAATGTTAGCAATTTTATCCTTACTATCACCGTTTTTTGGTATTTTGGGAAGTCTTTTACCTTCCGTTGTGAAAATATTTGAGCGTAAGCAGGAGATTAAATATGAACTTGATATGGCAAAGATCACGGCCGAAGCAGGCAAGTACACTGCCGAAGTACAGTATGACATTGAGGCTATCAAGGCTAATTCTGTCGAGAGACAATCTCTTTATGATCATGATAAGTCTCTTGATGGTGGAAAGTTTATTAACGCACTACGCGCTTCTATTCGCCCCATCATCACTTATTCATTCTTTCTTCTTTTCGTTACAGTAAAAGTCGCAGCCGCGTATGTGATGATTGTAAATGGTCAAGATATCCCAACTATGCTTGACGCTGTATGGGACGTTGATACAATGTCTCTATTCTCAACCATAATCGCATTTTGGTTTGGTAGTCGTGTTATGGAAAGACAAAGCAGAATCAACGCTGTTGTTTCTTCAGCCCAACCACAAATCATAGTCAAAACCAAAGTAGCATCACAATCACAACCAACTCCATTAAAGCCAAAAAGACCGGCAGGAATGGGAAGAGATAAATAAAAATAATATAGGAGTGCTTTGAAGTGTCTGAACAAGAAATTAAAGTTGATATTGAATTACTGAAAAAAGATGTGGTTACAATGTCTGCTTTGTTAGAAAAGTTCGACACTACGATTGACAAGATGCAAGAGATTGCATCCAGCCTTTCTAGAATGGTATCTTTGCAAGAGCAGAGACTTGAGAACCAAGAAAAAACAACCGCGGAAATGCAGAGTGTTCTAGAGATGAGAAGAATAGAAACAAACAACAACATCAAAGATATTTACAATCGTATTAATACCGTAAACAAAGATTTAACGGACAAGATTGAAAACACAGAAAAGACAATCTTGGCCGAATTACAAAAGTTAAGACAAGAGATTCAAAAAGAAGATACCGGAATCTCTCGTCGCCTTGGACAAATTGAGATATGGAAATATGGCGCAGCGGCCATCATTACATTCTTGATGTTCCTAATAGCAAACAACGCAATCAATATCAGCAAACTATTCGAATAAGGTAAATCAAAATGGACATTAAAGAAAGTTTTCAAATAAAACTAAACGAACTTCGTGAACCAAAAAAACCATCAAAAGAACGTGAAAAAGATGTGATTGATACCGCAAAGAAACATTCTTATAAAGATTATGATAAGGCACACGAAAAAAATGTTGAGGCTAGAAAAAAACACATTCGTAATAAAAAGCCAGAATCGAGAGATGAGGTAGACCACACGGAAGATGATCGTGTTAAAAAAGGTAAGCGTGCCAGAATACTTCAAAGAAAAAGTGAAAAGCTTAAAGAAAAGTAATCGTTTGACTTTTTAAATCCACCTGATATAATGCCATCTATGTAACATTAGGTGGCATTATGTCTTTGTATATTGATCGGAAATACATATCTCTCGTTTCCACTAAACTGGAACGCTTTAAACAGAAGTCGGAATTTCTCTGGAACTTCCGTTGCCCTATCTGTGGAGATTCCCATAAGAATAAGTTGAAGACGCGCGGCTATTTCTACCGTCGTAAGTCTGATCTATATTTCCAGTGTCATAACTGTGGTACATCGCTCTCTATTGGAAATTTTCTTAAGACGATTGACCGCTCACTCTATCGTGAGTATCAACTTGAACGCTACAAGAATGAGAACAAAGGTAATGTAGCAACACCAGATTTTTCCATAGCAAAGACAAAGCCTGTATTCAATATCGTACAGAAGATAAATCTTCCTACTATCGAATCTCTACCAGAAGATCATGCAGCGAAGAAGTATCTTGTGAATCGTAAAATACCGCGCGATAGAATGAATGATATATACTACGCATCCAACTTCAAAGCGTTTGTTCTGGAGATGTTGCCTGATTATGAAAAGACTTTGTTTGAAGAACAGCGTATCATATTCCCGTTCTATGATCAAGACAAAAAGATTCTTGGTTTCCAGGGTCGTGCTATTGGTAAGTCCAAAGTTAAGTATATCACAATCAAGATGGATGAAGACTTCAAAAAAATCTACGGGCTTGATCGCGTAGATTTAACGAAGCGCGTTTATGTTGTTGAAGGTCCAATTGATAGTCTATTCTTACAGAATTCACTTGCAACTATGGACGCTTCGTTGTATAATATTACTCTTTTGCTCGGTAATTATGACTATGTGTTCATTCATGACAATGAGCCAAGGAATCATGACATTGTTAAGCAGATGAATAAGACAATTCGTCACGGTGATTATATTTTTATTTGGCCTCAAAATATAGTAGCAAAAGATATAAACGACTGGATCCTGACGGGAACGACACCAAGTGAGATCCAGAGTATTATAGATAGACATACATTTAATGATTTGAGAGCAAAGCTGGAGTTTGAACAATGGAAAAAGGTGTAGTTAGAAAGTTTCGTAAGAAGCCTGTAACAATCGAAGCGATGCAATTGACAGATGCAAAGTCCGTGCTAGATATCGAAGATTGGATAAACAGTGGTGATGTTGGCTTTAGCACCAACCCTCCTACTCTGTGGATAGATACATTAGAAGGCCGCATGGAAGCATCTGTTGGCGATTGGATTATCAAGGGTATTGAAGGTGAGTTCTATCCTTGCAAGAATAATATTTTTATCAAGACATATCAGGAAGTATAAATTATGAATAGTGTGACTTTGATCGGCGTAACACAGCCGACAATCTTTATGTGTAATATTAATGATCTGCCTGAGAAGGCTAAGGACCTTCCTAACATGACCGCAGAACAGTTGATTGCTTACTGCGCCCGCGTATCTAATCCTGCTAATCAGGACAACCCAGATAGCGAACGTCTTCTCAAGTATCTTGTGAAGAACAAGCACTGGTCACCATTTGAAATGGTACATATTGTTATGGAGATACAGACTACCCGTGATATCGGCCGTCAGATCCTTCGTCATCGTTCTTTCTCGTTTCAGGAATTTTCACAGCGATATGCGGAAGTTCAAGAGATGAGTGAACCGCGCGAAGCACGATTGCAGGATACAAAGAATAGACAGAATAGTATTGAAACTGATAATAACGATCTTCAAAATAGTTGGAATCTTGTACAGAATGAAATGCTATTGGCTGCCAAGACATACTATGATTGGGCAATAAAAAATGGCATCGCAAAAGAATTGGCTCGCGCTGTTTTGCCTGAAGGTCTCACTATGTCACGGATGTATATGTCAGGATCACTCCGTTCATGGATCCACTACTGTGAACTTCGTATGGCCAACGGAACGCAGAAGGAACATAGAGAATTAGCTACCCAGTGTTGGAATATCATTACTGAACAATTCCCCTCACTTAAGAACGTATTAGAAAACAATCAATAAAATTTAGGAGACTACACGCATGTCAGGCAGTAATATGCTACCAACACTATATCAGGAATTCATTTATAAGAGCCGCTATGCTAAGTGGTTGTGGGATGAAAATCGTAGAGAAAACTGGGATGAAACAGTTGCTCGTTATTTCAACTTCTTTGATGAACATATCAAGGAAAATACTGGCTATACTGTTACCAAGGAAGAACGTAAGCAGCTTGAAGATGCTGTATTGAATCTTGAAATCATGCCATCCATGCGCTGTCTAATGACTGCTGGTGAAGCACTCAAGCGTGAGAATGTTGCTGGTTACAATTGCTCTTATGTTGCTGTAGATAATCCTCGTTCATTCGATGAAATCCTTTACATTCTTATGAATGGTACTGGTGTTGGTTTCTCTGTTGAGTCCAAGTTTGTTGACCAACTGCCTATCGTATCGGATTCATTTCACGACACTGAAACAAACATCGTAGTTGCTGACTCAAAGCTTGGTTGGGCAAAGTCTCTCAAGGAACTTATTCATCTTCTTTATGCTGGTCAGGTTCCTCGTTGGGATCTTTCTAAGGTTCGTCCTGCTGGCGCACCGCTCAAGACATTTGGCGGCCGTGCTTCTGGGCCAGGCCCGCTTGAAGACCTATTTAACTTTACTGTCGCAACATTCAAGAAGGCTGCTGGTCGTCGTTTGACCACATTGGAGGCACATGATATCGTTTGTAAGATCGCTGAAATCGTGGTTGTTGGTGGTGTTCGTAGAAGTGCTCTCATTAGCCTTTCTGATTTGTCTGACGACCGTATGCGCGTTGCCAAGTCTGGTGACTGGTGGAAAGAGAATGTTCAACGCGCTCTCGCTAACAATTCATTTGTGGCTAAAGAGAAGCCTGATGTGGGCATCTTCATGCGCGAGTGGCTTTCCCTCTATGAGTCGCGCTCTGGCGAACGCGGCATTTTCTCTAGAGCAGCGTCGAAGAAGCAGGCTGAGAAGTTTGGAAGACGAGATCCGGATCACGATTTCGGCACCAACCCATGTAGTGAAATCATTCTACGTTCCAGAGAATTCTGTAACCTCACAGAGGTTGTCGTTAGAGGAGATGACACCCCAGAAAGTCTCAAGCGTAAGGTCAAACTCGCAACTATACTTGGTACATTCCAATCCTCACTTACCAACTTCAAATACCTGAGCAAGAAGTGGTCTGAGAATTGTGAAGAAGAGCGTTTGCTTGGTGTGTCTCTGACAGGTATCATGGACAACGAACACACGAATGGCACCACTTTAGGTGTTGATCTTGGAATTATGTTGGAGGAACTACGCAATGAAGCGGTCAAGACTAATAAACTTTGGGCGGCAAAACTTGGTATTCCTGTATCTGCTGCTATTACTTGCGTCAAACCTTCTGGCACCGTATCTCAGTTGGTCGATTCGGCTAGTGGTATTCATGCTCGTCACAGTCCCTATTATATTCGTACTGTTCGCGCAGACAAGAAAGACCCACTCGCATTGATGATGAAGGACATGGGCTTCCCTGTTGAGGATGATGTGACGAAGCCTCAGCATACATATGTCTTCTCATTCCCGCAGAAGTCTCCTGATCATGCTGTGTTCCGTAAGGATCTAACTGCTATTCAACAACTTGAAATGTGGTTGACTTATCAGCGTCATTGGTGTGAACATAAGCCATCTGTTACTGTGTCTGTTAAGGAAGAAGAATGGCCAGAAGTTGGTGCTTGGGTTTATAATCACTTTGACGAAATGTCTGGCGTATCATTCTTGCCATTCTCAGATACAACATATAAGCAAATGCCATATCAAGATTGTACTAAAGAAGAGTACGAAGCATTATTGATTAAAATGCCTAAGAATGTTGATTGGACTAAACTTGCTCAATATGAGAAGCAAGATACAACAACGGGAAGTCAAGAATTGGCTTGTTCAGCCGCTGGAGGATGCGAAATTTAAGATTTCTTAAAGACGCCAGAAGACCAGCCATTTTCAATATAATATTCAATCTGGTCTTCTGGTATTCTTTTATTTGTGCCTTCTTTATTGATCCAAAAAAGATTCTTAGTAAGATTTTTTTTACCTCTATTAGGCGAAGAGATTTTACCAAGTTTCCATCCCTTAGAAAGATAATTATCAACTTCATCTAAAGCAATTCTAGTATCTTTAATGCCATTAGTCATCCATTTACTATTTTGTATCCATTTTGGCATTTTCTTTATTGCTTCTTTACCTCCCTGTTGTTTAAGATGAATCTTAGAAGGATCGTGTATACCCACTTTTTTATCTCTGGTGGCAATACCACCAGCAACAGCAAGATCAGGATTATTACTAATAGTCTCATTGGCCCTTATTCGTCCAAGTTTCATCCTCATCTTACTGATTTCAGACATGGTTACTTGACCAGATAAAGCAAGCCATGCTATACGATCTTCTTCTTTTCCGTGTTGTTCGTATAATGATTTGTGTGCTTCGGCATGTTCTTCAATAGTAAGTTTGATTAGATTAGAGGAATCGTTTGTGCCGCCCATATGTCGGGGGATGATGTGGTGAGAATGATATATAGTCATATTGCTGATGCTCCTTTTAAGCGTTAGAGTAGATGGGTGGTTCCAACACCGCGATCTACATCTATTTAGTAAACAAGGATATTGAAATGACAAAAGAAGTAGAAAAGATAAAATGTAACTTCTGTGAGTCAGAATACAAAGTGCTTTACGATTATGAGGCTACGCAGGGGCAACCAAGATTCTGTTCTTTCTGCGGTGAAGAGTGTTTTGATGACGATGAGGTGGACATTGAAGAGAATGATGACTAAATTATTCAGGTTGATATTCCAGCCATATATGGAAGATGACTACGGTTCATACTATCATAGTGGAGTAGGATATACTGGTGTGACTTATAGTACTGACCAGTATGCGAGAAAGAAGCATAAGGGTATTGGATATACAGGAGTTTACGATGAATAATGATTGGACAGAAGGTTTTAAAGAAGGTTTTAAAATTGGTTTAGAAGAGGGTAAGAGAAATCAAAATCTTAATCCTGTTCCATACACTCAACCTTATAAACCTTTAAGTTTGATGAAAGACAAGTGTCCAAAGTGTGGTATTACAATTAGTGGTGTTATGAATTATACTTGTAGCAGCATTAATTGCCCAACATTCTATCAAGTAACATCTAGTGTTGGTAAACCTTTGACTGGTGCCGTAGGTTCTACTGCCCTTGACACAGATGTTCCTGGTACTAACGGTCCAAGTGGACCTATCGACTATTCCATGAGATAACATACATACTCTCGAAAGGGAGTTTTGTATGTGGATTTATAACAACAAGGAGATTGGTGATGACGAGATTGAAGGTCATGCTTCATTCGTGTATATCATCACCAATCTCGAAACAGGAAAGAAATATATTGGGAAAAAAATCTTTAAGTCGATCCAAAGAAAAAAAGTCAAAGGCAAAACGCGAAGAAAAAAAGTTGAAAAAGACAGCGGATGGAAATCGTATTTTGGATCTAACATCGTCCTGCTTGGAGATGTTGAGAAACTGGGACAAGATAGATTCCGAAGAGAAATCCTAAAACTCTGTAAGACACGCGGAACGGCCTCTTACTGGGAAGCCAAGTACCAGATGGAACATGAGGTATTGGAAAAGCCAGATGAATACTATAATGAATGGATTATGGTAAAAGTTCACCGCTCTCACATTAAGTCATAATGTCGCATTGATTTCGCAGTTGCGAAACACTATATATTAGTAGACAATCACACAAGACTTGAAAGGAGTCCCTACCATGATCGCATGGGGAAGAGCAGTAATCGGTGCTATGAACGGCTTTAAGAATACAGAAGAAACTGGCCTGACCAGAATGTTCCGAACAGAATACGCAAAAGAGTATCAAATGATGAAAAAGAACGGTTATGAAATTAATGACAGTTTTGTGAGAACATTCTTAGATATGAGAAAGAAGTCTTAAACTACTATTAGTTGTATCCACTACCAAAACCAGCTATGCGTCCAGCGTATGGCTGGTATTCGTTTTTAGACGTTGAAATTCCGGGTTGCCAACCCCATCTATAGTATATGATGATAACCCACTCCCTCTATCGCAAGTTGTATCGCTTCTTTATTGGACCCATGCGTCCGATGCATAGCAGATATGCGTAAACTGCCCTTGAAAAACCGACTTGCCGATCTTATCTATAGTATATGACAATGAATGAGGATACCATGAGCTTCGTAGTTTTCGAGACCGCCACCACCCGCTACGCTGGGAAAAAGGCCAAGTATGACGATCCGATTTTCCCGACCATGGCTGCTGCCAAGTCTCACATGACGCGATTGATCAAGTCTGGGAAGTATACGGCCGAACAGATTGCCGTTGCCGACCGCAGCTACTTCCATGATGAGATTGAAGCGATTGTGGAGCGTACCAACCTCATGAGCGGGAAGCCGTTCTTTGAGCGTATCAATGTCCCTTACTACTGCTCGCCGTCGAGCGAAACTTACTGGAGCATGTAAGAATGACCAACTCTGAAATCCGTGATTTGTTTGATTCGAATCCCAACTTGACTGTCGCGCACATTGCGCGCCGCACAGGCAAGTCTACCGCACAGATTGTCAAGATCCTTATGGAGAAGAACTAATATGGAACGCCGCGAATATAACGGTTGGACTAACTACGAAACTTGGCTCGTCAACATGTGGTTCGGCGATATCTTTACCGATATGCAGGACGAGCGTGAAGACACCTCGGCCCAGTCTTTGGAAGACTTTGTGACTTCCATGCTTGAAGATCAGGGGCAGCTTCCCGAGACCGGTTTTGCGGCCGACATTATGAATGCCGCAATGCGCCAGGTTGATTGGGAAGACCTTGCTTCTCACTATGAACTGGAAGAGGAATCGGAAGATGCTTAAGACCGAATATAGCCAGCGACACGGTGGCCCGTATGATCGTGGTGGTGCGGACTCTTACTACCGCCGCAACTTTGATCCGCACTATTTCGTTGGTGCGACATACTCAACTCCTCGCCGTGATTGTGAGCCAGACTCTTATGAGTGGGAAGCCTATGCAGCAGGATATAGTGACAATGAAGCGTCCGGCAACTTCAAATATTAGGAATCATGTGGCGAAGGCCTTGTGGACACCAAAGTTCCGTCCGCAAGTGACGAAGAACCCCAAAGCCTATACTCGGAAAGTAAAGCACAAGGTGAAGTATGCGTAAGCCCTATATTACCTATAATGAAATTCCTCAGTTGATGCGCGAATATCTCTTGACCGTGGCCGAGAAGCGCGATATCATGGAGATACCGATTGAAGATATCAATTCCTATCTGGAAGGTCTTCATACATATTACAGCACACAAAAGGAAGAGTATTCGGAAGGTTGGATTGAGTGATGGTTTCATATTTTTGGGAGTTACAGCCAAACGCTGTTGACATGGAATGGGTTACCATATATACTCCCTACTATAGACACTTTTTGTTCTATGGAAGTAACGAAGGTGTTATGTTCGTTCCCGGCACTTATCAGGAGATGATGGAAGATTATGGTTAAGTTGAAAGAAAAGATTGTTCTCAAGACCCGCAATAGTTCTTTTGTGGTATCTACTCTTGAAAATCGTATTGAGCCTGCTGTTGGTAAGGTTCTTTCGGCTGATGACGTTTCAAATCTTTTGCTTGAAGCAAAGGTTCATGGTGCCCTCACTGTAAAGGTTTACTAATGGCACTACTATATACTAAGACTTCTTCAGGCCGCAAGAAGCCGTCTAAGAAGACCTTGCGTCTCCGTGAAGAGCGTAAGGCATACTTCAAGGTCGTTCTAAACGGATCAGCCAAAGAGCGGCCGATCAACTTGCCTGAGCCATTGCCGCGCAAAGAGTTACCGCCTCTCTCAAATAGCGTCGGCAATGGCTTCAAGCGTTCGGTTGAGGACTACAAGTGGAAGCGCGACCGTGAGGAATCTGCTGCTACTGTTAAGGCTATTGAAGAGAAGAAGAAGCGTCTGGCGCCTATCGCAAACAAGACTGGCTATCAGTATATTACTGATGGTGCTGATGTTGAAACTCTTGGAAGGAAAACGTGATGGAAGTTTATGATGGACGGTTTGGATCTTGGGCTGACGTTCAACGTGAGTTTGATATAGACTTGCCTGAGCCTGATGATGTAATATATGCCGAGTACGATACTCCGTATTACGAAGGTTACGCCAATGTGATCTATCGCAACGGTGATCGCTATTACTGGGCGTATGGTTCCCACTGCTCTTGCTACGGGCTTGAGAATCAGTGGAATCCTGAAGAGTATGATGCGCGTCAACTCGTTGAGGTACTTCGTCGTGGTAACCACTGGCGCTTAAATGAAAGCGGCCGTGAAGTACAAAACTATATAATGGATGCCGTGCTGGCTTATCCTGGCAACGGTCAGTTTGGAGGACATGCGTGATGAAAAAGTATACTGTTAGTTATAACATCGGTAATCACTGGTATCAATCTGAGGTCTTTACAACCAGTTCAAGTTCTGCTATTCTATGGGCAGAGACAATTGGCGGATCTAATCCGATGGTCGTGAAGGAAGAGGAAGTATAGTGAAATTCGGTATCTTTTCAGACCTACATCTAGAGTTTGCGCCGTGGGAACTTACGGTCGATCCTGATGTATTTTATCTTAATGCTGGCGACACGCATCCTGATGTTCAACTTCGGGATGCTTTTCATTTTCAGTTTAAGAGTAAAGTCTTTTTTATCAAGGGCAATCACGACTACTACGGCAACTCGTTTCGGGATGCTGATTTAGATTTTCCAGAATCATTTGATATTGAAGGCATCAAGATCGCTGGTGCTACTCTTTGGACTGATATCACTCCTGTTCGCTGGTGGGATTTCAAAGAGTACATGATGGACAATCGTTATATCAAGGGCATGAACTATGATCGGTACATGAGTGCTTACAGGACGCACCACGACTTCCTGTTCAACTCTGGTGCTGATATCTGGGTCATCCATCACTTGCCGTCATATCAGTCGGTACATGAAGATTACCGAAACTCAAATGGTAATGACTTCTTTGCTACGGAACTTTCGCACAAGATTCTAGAAATGAAGAAGCCGCCGAAGTTGATCGTTCATGGTCATACTCATAGACAGTGTGATTATATGATTGGCGATACTCGCGTGATCTGTCACCCGCGCGGATACCCGAATGAGAATGCGTGGTTCGAAGATTATAAGCCGCTGATTGTGGAGGTCGAATGAAAATCGTAGTCTATTCAAAACCCAACTGCCCTTGGTGTGTGAAAGTCAAAGAACTGATGAATAATCTTCATCTATCATATGATGAAAAGGTTCTTGGTGTGGATTATACCCGCGATGAACTGAGAGAACTGGTTGGTGAGCATTTGCCTCTGACCGTTCCTCAAATCTTCATTAACGATAGACGAATTGGCGGATATGAAGACTTTGCTGATTGGTGTGATAATCATGGATTTGGAAATGAATGAACCTGAATATGTAAATCAAGTAAACGAGAAGACATTAGAGGCTACTGAAAAGTTCCTTGATCGCCGAGCTTCGATCTTTATAGAAGAAGCCATTGCTCATTACAATGGACGATACGGTGTAAAAAAGACTAGACAGTATCTCCAATATATGCTAGACTATCTTGAAGAGTTTGAAACAGAGGAAAGAAAAGATGTATAATGTGACTTTACAGAACCATGTTGCTTTGAACCACGAACAGGCCGGTAGTCTTGTTGCTCAGGTTCTAAAAGAAGACTTTGAGTTTATCTCTAAGGAAGTTGCCGAACTTATCCATAAGCGCGATAAGTTGGAACGCCATCAAATGGAAGACCTTTCCAACAATGTCGAAATGCGCGATGCTATGAAGTCGTTGCTTCGTTATTACCTCACTCATAATGATTACACCGAGTTTATGGAACTCCAGAGGGTGTATGGCAATGTTGAATAAGGCCGAACTCAAGGAACATCTTTCCAGACATGTTGCTGAAATCACTTTCAATAAGGTTGATGGTTCAGTCCGAAAGATGAATTGTACGCTAATGACCGACTATCTTCCTCAAGTCATTTCTGAGGAACAGGCCGCTCATGTGCCGCGAGTCCAGACAGACGAGGTTTTGGCCGTCTGGGATCTTGATAAGCAGGGTTGGCGGTCATTCCGTCTCGACTCAATCATAAATGTTAACTATATAGGAGTGAATA